AAACTTATGGATGGATCTTCAGTAGATGTTAAGCCGCATTACAGCGCTACAATTACTGTAGCAAATAAAGAGGCGGCTTTTAAATGGCTTCGTAACAATGGACTAGGAGATATAATCAAAAATGAGATATCCGTATCTTTTGGTCGTAACGAAGAAAACAAGGCGGCTGATTATGCCAACCTTGCACAAGAGCGTGGGTTTCAACCGACACAAAAGATGAAGGTAGAACCCATGACTCTTAAAGCGTTAGTCCGTGAACGTATTGAGGCAGGTAAAGAAATGCCAACGGAAATTTTCAACGTATTTGTTGGAAATAAGACTACAATAAAAAGGAAACAATAAACATGAACCAAGTAGCAAATAAAAAAGAAGGAGCATTAGCAACATTTGATATGGAAGCTGATGCACAACAAGGTGCTCAAAATATATCGCAAGAAGATCTTGCGTTACCTTTCTTAAAAATTTTGGGACAACTATCTCCAGAAGTAAATGAAAGAGATGGTAAATATGTCGAGGGTGCAAAACCTGGCAAGATAATAAATACTGTTACTAATGAATTGTATGACAAAATTTCTGTCGTACCATGTCATTACAAAAGACAGTATATTGAATGGCAAGACAGAGGTACCAGTTCTGGTGCACCTGTTGCAATTCACAATGCTGACAGTGATATTGTTAGTCAAACCACAAGAGGTAAGGACTACAAAGATAGATTACCAAATGGTAATTATCTTGATAACACTGCAAGTCATTTTGTGCTTGTTCTTGGAAATAATCCATCAACAGCTTTGATTTCTATGAAATCTACTCAACTAAAAGTTAGTAGAAAATGGAACTCAATGATGATGGGTATCAAGATGCAGGGAAAAAATGGTTTGTTTACTCCGCCAACTTACAGCCACATTTATAATCTATCTACTGTTCAGATGTCTAATGACAAGGGAACATGGTTTGGATGGGATGTAGCAAAGGTTGGACCAGTTACAGATAAAAATGTTTACAACATGGCAAAATCTTTTGCTGAATCTGTAAATAAAGGTGAAGTTCAAGCTAAACCCGAAGTTCAAGAGCAAACTAAAAAATCTTTGAATTTATAATATCCTAGGTAGTGGGCGTCTAAGCGAGAGTGGATACGCCCACTTTTTAATTTATGAATGATAAGATAAATAAAATTCCTGTTACTTATGAAGATTGGATAGATCTTGGACGGGTAATTATACCTTGTGATACAAAGCAGGCTGTAGTTGAAAAATGGTCTAGTCCTGATTTTAAAATTACGAAAGAAGAATGGAGAATAGAACACACAACAAAACAAATAGGACTTAGACTTGATCAATACATAGATTTTGACATTGATAATCCTGTTGTAAAAAGATTTGTTAGCGATCATATTAAATCTTGTGGTGCTGTATTTGGTAGAAGAAATAATCCTTCAAGTCATTATCTTTGGTCTGGAACATCAGACTATAAAAAATTTGCATTACCAAAAGAATTAGAAAATTATTACAAAGATTACGGTCATGGGGCAACACTTTGTGAAATAAGACATGGGGCTAATAAATATACGTTAGTTCCAGAAACAAAATATCATACAACAAATGAAATAGTTCAATGGGTTAAATACGAAGGCATAGATGAATATCCTGGAAATTTAAAAGTAGACATAGGTAAAGTGGCTTTAGCAGCAGCTTTGTGTATTACTTATGCAGGAAGTGGACAAAGAGATGATTATTGCACTGCAATAGCAGGTGTTTTAATAAAACATACAGAATGGAACGTAGATGAAATAGATGATTTTATTTACAAAATTGCAATTGCAGCAAAAGATGAAGAGGGTGAAAAGAGAAAAAAGAAAGGTACTTCACACAAAAAGGCAAACAGAAAATTTGGCATGCCTAAGTTAGCAGAAATTATTGGTTGCTCTACAAAAACAATTGCAATAATTTTTAGTTGGATTGGTGTACAAGAAGCAACAAGCGAAGAAGCAAAACAATCGATAGGACAAATTATAGAGTATGGTAGCGACAGATATTTTGTAAAAATAAACGCGGTCGTACAAGGGGAAGCTGTAGAAAAAACAATTACAGTTGATGGTCCTACATTAAGAAATAAAAAATTATTTTATGATTCTGTAATTAGTAAGGCGTCTGTTTGGATTCCAGAAATGAAAGTTTCAGATTTTGAAGAAATTATGAGAAGAAAATATGAAGCAAGAGAAAAATCTAAGGATTATGTAGAAGATGCAGAAGAGGATTTAAGATTTATAAAACATTTTAAAAATTACATTTCAGAGGAGAAAGCATACACAAATAAAAAAGAATTAGCATATTTTGGTATGCCTTATTACAACACACAAAAAAACATTTTAGAATTTAATTTAGATAAATTTGAAGATTATTTACATAGACAAAAAGTAAATTTAGCGAGGGTTGATCTTGTTATTAAATGTCAAAAAATATTAAAAGCTAAAAAAAATCACGGTAAATATGGGACTAAATCTTGTGTGTCATGGCGAATGATAAATCAAAAAATAGATAAAGAAGATTTAATTGTAGATGGCGAATATGAAGAAATTACAGATGAAACAGCCTAAGTTTATATCTGGACCACCGGGCACAGGTAAAACTTCTATGTTTATTACACAAAAATATACAGAGTTGTTAAAAAAATATTCTTACAACAGAATAATAATATTATCACACACAAACGTTGCAGCTGATGAAATAAGAGATGAAATACTTAAACTACCAGAAATGGAAGGTGTTACAAAAAAATCTATGGAACATAAAATATGCACAATACATGCATATTGTAAGAGTAAATTAGTTGGACGTAAAGAGGTGTTTAGTTATGAAGACCATAAAAATTTATCAATGATAGAATCATTATTTAAACTACAAAGAATAAATGAATCGAAGTTTGATGCAGATAAACATGGATTTTATAAATATTTGTCAAATTCACATGGTAGAGGTAAAACTTTAAAAGAACATTGGAAGACTTGTGATAAAAATTTATACAAACCCTATAGTTTAAACTCTATTGAACAGATGGAGATATCTTATACACAATATAAACATGATAATCACGTATGTGATTTCGCCGATATGATACAAGATTTTATAGACAAGGCTGTAGAACCAGACATAGACGCTTTGATAGTTGACGAGGCACAGGATAGTAACGTGCCACAGAAAAAAGCTTTAGATAAGATGGCAACAAAAGCACAAGAATATTATTTTGTTGGTGATGCGGATCAAACAATATTTGAGTTTGCAGGTTCTGATGCAGATTATTACCACAGGTTATCAAAAAATGCAGAACAATTAGAACAAGGACACAGATGTGGCGAGACAATTAACAATTTATGTAAAACAATAATAAAACCAATATGGGAATATTATGGATATGAAAGAACGTGGAGACCAACAGATGTTGTAGGCAACCATTATTATTTGTCTAGTTTAAATAAAAAATGCAGTGCCATGGAAACTTTGTTAAATAAAATAAAAGATACTAACGAAACTTTTTTATTTACTTATCGTGGCACACCATCAGATTCATGGGTTAAAAATTTTTTTAAACAACATGGTATAGAGTTTGCACATGTAGGAAACACGGCTCACGTATCAAAAAAAGAATTAAAATGTCATAAACTGTGGCCGGAGTTTGTAGAAGGTAAATTAATGTCACTTAAACAAATAAAAGATTTTTGGCAATACATGGGTAGTAAAGTGATAGTGCACAGCAGAGGGGAAGAAACTTTTGAGGAGTGGGTAGATAAAGAATATACAATAGATTATTTAATAGATTACAAGTATTTAAAAAAAAATGCAAAACTTGAAAAAGATTTTTCTTTAATAAGAAAAAAAGTTGGTAAGAAAGAAGATTTTGAAAGAAGGCTTATCTACATTAAAAAAATTCTAAACAAAGGATTTGATGAAAATGATGTGAGAGTAAAATATGCAAACATACACACGGTTAAAGGTTTAACTTTTGATAATGTAATTGTAGATTTAACAGCAACAAGATTAGAAGATTATTTTACACAGTTAAGATTAAAATACGTAGCTTATAGTAGGGGTAAGTTTGATTGTTGGACTGTAGCATCACAAGGTAAATATACGTTAGGAGTAAGATAATGAAAGAACCAATATACAAAAAGCAGGTAGGCGGAAATCATTATAAATCTATGGTTATTCAGCCATCAGAATTTATTAACAGAAATAATATTCCATTTGCTGAAGGCAATGCAATAAAATATTTGTGTCGCCACAAACAAAAAAATCAAAAGGAAGATTTATTAAAAGCTAAACATTACATTGACATGGCTATCGATAGAGACTATCCTGAAGAAGTGAAAGAAGAAGTGAAACCAAAATCAAACTCATGGGGGATAAATAATGTGTAATACACCAGAAGATTTAGATTTAAAAAATGTTGATACTGTAGCTGTTGATATAGAAACATATGATCCAAATTTAAAAACAAAAGGATTAGGAGCTATTAGAAATGATGGTTTTATTTGTGGTATTGCTGTTGCGACAAATAAAGATACTGCGTATTTTCCTTTACAACATTCTGATATTAATCTTGATTCTAAAAAAATTGAAAAAATTTGGGACGTTTTAAATAAAAAAATATTTCAAAACGAAAACATTACAAAAGTATTTCACAATGCAATGTATGATGTGTGTTGGATTAGAGCTGTGACTGGCAAAATGATTAAAGGTAGAATTGTTGATACTATGATAGCAGCATCTGTTATTAATGAAAATAGATTTAAATATTCTTTAGACTCACTATCAAAAGATTATCTTAACGATTCTAAATACAAATACGATTTACAACAGAAAACACTAGAATGGTCTGGCGGCACAGTAAGAGATCCTATAACTAACATGCATAAATTACCTGCTTCAATTGTAAAAGAATATGCAAAACAAGATGTAAATTTAACTTTTCAATTATGGAATTTATTTAACAAAAAAATTGACGAAGTATTATACACAAAAGAAGATGGAGAGCAAAAAAATTGTAGAAAAATTTTTGAGTTAGAAACAAAATTATTTCTTTGTTTAGTTGACATGAAATTCAAAGGAGTTAAGATAGATGTCCAAAAAGCCATTGAGTTTGGTAAGCATTTAAAAAAAAGAAGAAATCAAATTATTAAAGCCATAGAAAACAAAACAACTTTTAAAGTTGATATTTGGGCAGCTGCATCTATTAAAAATTTATTAGAACAGCAAAAGATCACTGACTACAAAGTTACACCTAAATCTAAAATGCCTCAATTACCAAAAGATTATTTAAGAACACATCGTAATAAATGTTTGCGTATGATTGCAAAAGCAAGAGAATATGACAAAGCAGTTAATACTTTTATTGAAGGACTTTTAGGTTATGTTTATGAAGGAAGAATACATGCAGACATAAATCAAATTAGATCAGATCAAGGGGGAACAGTAACAGGAAGATTTTCTATGAGCAATCCAAACTTACAACAAATTCCATCTAAAGGTTATATTGGTAAAAAAATGAGAGAATTATTTATTCCTGAAGAAGGACATACATGGGGTAGTTTTGACTACTCACAGCAAGAACCACGAATTGTAGTGCACTATGCTATCAAATTAGGTCTACCAGGCACAGAGAGCTTACAAAATGAATTTGATAGGGAGGATGCCGATTTTCATCAAATCGTTGCTGACATGGCTAATATCTCCAGGAAACAGGCAAAAACAATCAACCTAGGTCTTTTCTATGGCATGGGGAAGATAAAATTACAAAAAGAGTTAGGATTAGATAAAAATAAAGCAAGAATTTTATTTAACGAATACCACAGTCGTGTCCCTTTCGTAAGACAATTGTCACAAGACCTTATACAATTTGCAAAAGAGAATAAATTATTATTTACTTTGTATGATAGATTTTGCAGGTTTGATAAATGGGAGACTACGAATAAAGAGTGGAACTCAGAAACAAATAGATTTAACGAGGTGCCTTTGTACACAGAGGAACAGGCAAGAGAAGCATTTAAAGCAGAAATGTTAGATAAATATAAAGAAAATAAAATTGATCCAAATTACATGAATTACTTTGATAGATACTACACACCTGCGTTTACATACAAAGCATTAAATAGATTGATACAAGGATCAGCTGCTGATATGACAAAAAAGGCAATGGTAGATCTTTATGAACAAGGTATAGTGCCTCATATACAAATACACGATGAACTTTGTTTTTCAATCAAGGACCACGAACCAGAATTAATTATAAAAACTATGGAAAAAACAATACCCCTTGAAGTCAAGAACAAAGTCGATTATGAATCTGGGCCCAATTGGGGTACAATAAAATGAGGTTAAAATATGTCTTACTTAAATGCAAATATTCCTGTACAATACGCGCAAATAAAAAAGGAGTATTTATATGACCTTAAAAAACATCATGGCGAAGTTG